TTTCAAAGGTTCTAACTTCTTCGAAACAGGAGCAGTTTACGCACCATATGTACCATTGATTATGACTCCATTGGTTTATGACCCAATGAACTTCACTCCAAGAAGAGGTGTGATGACTAGATACGCTAAGAAAATCGTAAGACCAGAGTTCTACGGTAAGATTATCGTTGATGGTATCAACACTCTTTAATCTTAACTGATTAGAGTAATAAAACTAAAAGGGGAAGTAGAAATACTTTCCCTTTTTTTTATTCTTATATTTATAGTAAATATAATTGGAATAATATGTCTTTAAATTTAAAATGGCCTGGAAGTGGTTCGGCTATCGCAGGTAAAACTCCATTTGGAATATATGATAGTGATTCGGCATTTATAACCGATGGACCTAAAACTGCCGTATGGTGTGCAAAAAGATTGGGATACCCTATCATAGATATTGAAATGGTTGATGAGCAATTTTATGCTTGTTTTGAAGAATCAGTATCAGAATATTCAGCACAAGTTAACCAATTTAACCTTAGAAATAATTTAGATATCCTAAAAGGACAACCAAAAGAATCTTCTGGTGGTAGAGGAAATTATTCTCAAACGCTCGTAGATGGTTCATTTTTGCCAACAACAATTCGTATGTCTCAACAATATGGAACTATGGCTGGTGTTGGTGGTAATACTCAATTGAAAAGAGGATACATAGAAACCGAAGTAGATAGACAGAGATATAATTTAATGACTGAAGCGGTTGATTTGGATACATCAGCATCATTTGCAACAACTTATGTTAGTGGTTCTACCATTGATGTAATGAGAGTTTATTATGAAGCAACTCCTGCTATTCAAAGATTCTTTGACCCATATTCGGTTGGTGGACAGGGTACATTAAACCTTATGGATGAAATGGGATTTGGTGAATATTCACCAGCAGCTCAATTCTTATTAATGCCTTTGTACGAAGATTTGTTAAGAATGCAGGCAATTGAATTGAATGACCATATTCGTAAATCACAATACACATTTAATATAGTTGATAATAGATTGGAAATATTCCCGATACCTACGGCTAGAACTCCTAAAAAAATATATTTTGATTACATAAGTAGAGATGAATTTGAGCACAATTCTCAAACAATTCAACCCGATTCACTTTCTGATTATTCTGATATTCCATATGATTTTATTCAATATTCAAAAATTAATGATGTTGGTAAACAATGGATTAGAAAATATACATTAGCACTTTCAAAAGAATTATTAGGGGCAATTAGAGAAAAATATAGTTCAGTTCCAATTCCAGATGGTGAAGTCAATTTGGATGGTGCGGCTTTAAGAGCAGAAGCACAGGTTGAAAAAGATACACTTATTACTCAATTAAGAGAAAACTTAGAAGAACTAAGTAGAAAAAATGTGATGGAAAATAAAGCACATGAATCAGACCATCAGCAAGAAATGTTAAGAAAAGTACCTCTAAAAATATATGTAGGATAATATGCCAAAGTTTATTTCACAAAGAGATGTATCATTTTTCAAAGGTATAGCTAGAGAATTAGTAGATACCGTTGTAGAAAATACTATTGTATTATTCAAAATAAATTTGAATGAAACTAGAGTAAATATTTATGGAGAATCATTAAATAAAACTTGGTATCCTGGAGTTCAATTGTTTGCATTAATAGATAAAGAGCCCGAAACTTCACAATATGAAGGATTTGGAGCTGATACATCTCAGACATTGCAAGTTAAATTTGATAGATATATGTGTGAAGAAAAAAATGTATATCCTGAAATTGGTGATGTATTATATTATAATGAATCATATTATGAAATTTCCAATGTAAATGAAATACAATTTATAGGAGGTTTACCAGATAACAATTTTAGTATTGTGGTAGATTCAATTATGGTAAGTAAAACATCGTTGAATATAGAACATAAGATAAAATAAAAATATGTCAGATAAAATAAATAATAGAGCATCAAATATTAAAAGTGTAGTTGGTGATGTTAAAAAAAGTGTAACTCTTTTTGATATAGATTATGCTATGATGACATATTTGGAAGAAACGGTTTTACCAACATTAGATGAAAACGGAGAAGCAATAAAGATACCGGTAATTTATGGTAATTCCGAAAGATGGAACGGAGCTAGACGTGAGGGTGTTTATAGAGATAAAAAAGGTAAAATTCAATTACCTATAATGATGATTCGTAGAACATCAATTGCAAAAGATGAAACGATGGCAATGAATAATAGACACACTTCATATGCAGCTATTACTCAATATTCAAAAGATAATAGATACGATAGATTTAGTGCATTGGGGGGAACTGTCACTCCAAAGCAAGAAATATATAAAATTCAAATGCCGGAATATGTAGAAATTGCATATGAGTGTATGGTTTGGACATCTTTTACAGAGCATTTAAATGCGGTGATAGAAGAATTGAGTTACACCGGAGCGTATTGGGGAAGTAAAGATAAATTTAAATTTAGAACATCGGTATCAGATTTTACTGTAATTAATGAAGTTGGTGAGGATAATCAGAGAATTAATAGAGTTGAATTTAGTTTAGCTGTTAAAGCTCATTTACTTCCAGAAAAATTTGATGGTGAATCAACAACTAAAAAATCATTTTCTATTAAAAAAATTGTTGTATCAACGGAAGTTGATATGACTAGTGGAAGTGGTAGATTAGAGGGATTATTGACAACACCATCTCCCTATTATGATAATAAAGACCTTATTGACTTCTTATCATTAAATAATAGTATGATTATGGAAGGTGCCGGAACAACTATTTTTTCAAATATTAAATTAATAAAAGCACCAGAACAATTAGCAGGAACTATAACTGCTGGATTGACTGTTAATGGAAATTCTTACGATATTAAAGTTTATATAAATGGTGTTAGATATTATCAAGGAACACATTTTACTCCCGTTCTTAATACTAATAGTTTATCTATTGTTTTTAACAATGCAAGTTTGGGATTTGTAGTAGATAGTAATGATGAGATTTCTATAACAGGTAAATTTATTAATTTATAATGAAACGAAGTCTTTTAGATATAACTCAAAAAATTAGTAGAAAACCTGGCGATACACAATTACTTCCAAAGGATTTAAACCATCCTACATATTGGATATATGAAGCAAAGGGTTGGAGGTTTGTTGATATTCTAAGAGAAATAGAATATAGAACAACGCAAGATAGATTGAGAGTAATACTAAATACACAACATATATCAGCAAAAGATTATATTGTAGAACAGGGAAGTGAAGGATTATTAATCAAATTTATAAAAGAAAGCTTTCAATTTGATTTGGATAATATGGATTATATTGAAATAACAGGTGATATAGAACAATATGCTTAATAGATTTAATTCAAATGCCAGAAAATTAAATAGGATTATACCAAAAATAAATCCTAATAATTTAAATGATGATTTATACATCACAGGCAGTTTATTGAATATAGAGCAACCAACTTCTAATAAATTTAATTCAACAACCAAATCAAATCCAAACCCTACTAAATTAGTAAACAATAAAAACAAAATAGAAGATTTTCATTTAGAAATTTTACAACATAGCGCTATGATTGTAAAAGTAAAAATAGATGCATATGATAATGTTAAAAATACTCTAACAATTTATAATATGCATACCGACTATGGAACTGAAGGGGCTTCGCCAAATAATTTTGAAGTTTTAGTGTTTGGGTTACATGTTCCTGGAAATTATAAAGTTGAAGATATTGGAGATAATGTTGTTGTTACATTTTTTGATGAATATATTGATTATGATAATATAACATTAAACGATATTTATGTTGTAGGGAAATTAAGATATGTGAATTTAGATACGGAGGACCTATTTGATATAACAACCGAAAACGGAGATGAAATAATAGTATAAAATGGCAATAAGAAGATACAAGAAAATATCAGAATTAAATCCTGTTGCATCTGCATCACTATCAACTTATGTTGCGGGGGTAGATAATGGGCAAACTGTTAAAATAACATTAGATGTATTAGCATCTGGAGTAAGAGATACTATCAATTCTTTGGATGACCAAAGATTGAATGCTTTAGAAAATTATACCGCATCATTTTCTTCCTCAATTCCAAATGGAACTATTTCTGGTTCATCTCAATTAACCGCATCTTTTGATGAAAGATATACGTTAAGCGGAAGTATTCAAAATGTAATACTACCAAATAATATTGTAAGTTCATCACAACAAATAAGTGATTTAGGGTTTATAACTTCATCTCAAATAATAGATACAGGTTCATTTGAAACAACTGGTAGAGGAATATTGAGTGGTAGTATTTCTTATAACGATTTAACTGATATTCCAATTGGTATTCTTTCCGAATCTGTTGATTTAATACATTTAAATAATTTTACATCATCTTACTTTACGGATAGTGCAAGTTTTGATAGTAGAATTATAGCAGCAACTAATGAACAAAATTTAAGCCATTTAGTAACTACATCTTCATTTAATTCATATACCGCAAGTATTTCAACAGCAAGTTTAGTAGAACGCTTAAATTCATTGGAATCCACAACGGGTTCTTATTTAACCACATTACCAAATGGTTTAATTAGTGGAAGTTCTCAAATAGTAGGGTTTGAAACCACAGGCAGAGGAATATTAAGTGGTAGTATTTCATATGATAGTTTAACAAATATCCCAAGCGGAATAGTTAGCGGTGCATCCCAAATAAACAATATGGGATTCGCAAAAGTAACTGGTGGAAATACGTTTTATTCAGAACAAATATTTACAAATAATGTAATATTTCAAAATACTTTAAGTGCGTCTGTAATTGAT